AGATTGGCGTGTAGGAATGGAGATACTAGCCAGAAAATACCCACAAAGATGGGCAAGAAGAGATAAATTAGAAGTAAAAACTAAAAAGACAGTTATATCTAAACAAGTAATAGAATTTAGAAAAGCTGAAAAAGTATTAACAGATGAAGAACGAGGACAATTTATTAAGATAGCTTTAAAGACAGAAAAGGAGATTTCCGGTAATGGCAATAGACCTACAGCTGATAAATAAATATTTAAAGATGCCGGATAATGAAAGAGCTATATACCTGGCTGAAAATGATTGTATATATTTTGGAGAGCGGTATATAAAGCCTTTTGACGTAAAGTGGACATCAAAAACAGCATTATTGCACTATGATTTAATAGACTCAATTCTAAAATATGATAGATTGCAGGTCCATGTACCATTTGAGCACGCTAAGACTACCTGGATTTCTATAGTATTTCCTTTATGGCAAATTGTGAAAGATACTAATGTCCAGATACTTTTAATATCATCTACACCCAAATTAGTGCAGAAGTGTCTATCAGTTATTAGCTGGCACTTGCTTAACAATCAATTACTACTGCATGATTTTCCATATTTAAAGAAAAATGAAGAAATACAGAAATGGACAGATTATCAGATATATGTAGATAGGAATAGCATATCTAAAGACCCTACTATAGAGGTAGTAGGAGTTGGAGGAGATATTTTAGGAGGTAGATATAATCATATAATAGGCGATGATGTATGCAATAGAAAAAATACAAATACTTTAATGTTAAGAAATAAGATGGAAGACTGGTGGCTAAATGATGTTACTTCTCGTGTAGTAGAAGGTGGGCACATAGCAAATATAGGCACTATGCAGCATAAAGATGATTTAGGGAATAGATTAGCAAAAAAGAAAAGATACCATTATATAAAGAAGCCAGCAATAATAGATGAAGAAAAGGGGATTACTTTATGGCCTGATAAATTTCCTATCGATAAAATGATAGCAAAAAGGGAAGAAGTTGGTACGCTCATTTTTGAACGTAGCTGGCAGAGTAATTTGAAAGTATTTGAAGGGTGTATATTAAAACCCGAATGGTTGCATTATTATAAAGACTATGAAATAAATCAAGATGAGTTAAGAATATATTTTGGTGTTGATCCTGATATTGCAGAAGCTGGAATTGATATAGTAGAGGCAAGTAAACATTGCTGGTTTGTAATTGCTGTTTTAGGATGGCATCAAGCGACTAATAAAGTATATGTATTAAAGACTTATTATAATGTATTATCATTTCCCCAGCAGGTAAGCCAGATTGTAAAACATTATGAAACGTATCATCCGGTAAAAATATTAGTAGAAGATAATTATTACCAGAAAGCATTAAAGCAGCAAGTATTTCTACAGGGATTGCCAGTATTAGGGGTAAGAAGCTCTAAGTCAAAGCCAATTAGGATAGAATCAAGAAGTGTAGATTATGAAAGTGGCAGAATAAATATATTAGAAAGCCAGCATGAGTTTATTTCAGAATGGGTAAATTATGGAGACCCGGATTATAAGAATGATATTTTAGATGCAGTTGATATATGTATGCGGGGAATCCCACGTAAAATGGTAGATCAAGTTGTAGGCGGGGGAGTTATATGATACATAAATATATGAAGTAGTATTATAATAGAAAAGAGGTGAATTATATGAATAAAAGAAATGAGATAGGAAAAGAAAATGAAGTAAAAAATCTAATTACTGGTGGAATACTTTATGATAACGGGGATATAGAATCTTTTGAAGAAATAGAAAAAAGAAAGGAAAATAAAAAAGTAAAAGGTCAGAAGGATTTCGGAGATATACAAACAGATAAACTAAAAGAGACTGCACAGCGATTTGGAAGTATATCTGGACTTATAGCGCCACCTTATGAAATGCTAAACCTAACTAGATTGCCATTAGTAAATACGTTCCACAGTAAATGCATAAATGTAAAAGCAACTGATGCTGTAGGCAAAGGGTATAAGATAGTGCTAAAAGAGGATATGGCGAAAAATGATACGCAACTTAATATGCTAAAAGATTTTATAAAGAATGCTCCAGAACCGGGTAGAACATTTGGGCAGACTATAAAAAATTGGATAGTAGATAGATATACTACAGGGAACGGAGCTATAGAAATTGCAAGAGATATAAAGAAAATACCAAGTTTATTTGTCCATATTCCATTTTACACTTTGCAGGTGCATGAAGACTGTAAAAGATGGTGCCATATAGTTAATGCAGATACAGTGTGGTTTAAAAGATTTGGGATAGAACAGAACTATAGCAAAAAAGATGGGGAAGAAATGGGCAAGTTTGATAGGAGTGAAAGTGCTCATGAGCTATTATTATTGCAGAATTATACATCTCTATCCAGCTATTACGGAATACCCGAAGCTATACCAGCAATAGGGGCAATAATGGGGAATAAATATGAAAGTGATTATAATCTACAGTTTTTCCAGAATAACGCTATACCAAGATATGTTATCATTATAAGAGGTGGCAGACTTGACGCAAAGCTAAAAGGGAAGATAAAAGATTATTTTACAAGGGAAATAAAGAAGAATGCTCATGCCACTTTATTTATGGAGTTACCGGCTACTGATATAAACTTGCCTAACGTAGAAGTAGAATTTAAAGAATTAGATGTTCATGAGAAGGATTCAAGTTTCAGGTTATATAGAAAAAATATGATAGAAGAAGTATTGGTGGCTAATGGTGTGCCTGCGTATAAGTTAGGGCTTGCTATAGTGGGGACTTTAGGCGGTAATTTAGGAGAAGAGTTAATAGATAATTACGTATTTGGCGAGATAGAACCATTGCAAACAGAGATAGAGGATTTAATCTATATGGTAACAAGTGAATTTGCACCCAATTATATGATAAAATTCAATGATTTAGATATTAAAAATGAAGAAAGACTTGCTAAGATAAATACACAATATGTCAAAGGTTCTATTATGAGCCTAAATGAAGCCAGAGAAGACGCTGGAAGATGTAACGTAGGAGAAGCCGGAGATAAGCTATATATTTTTACACCAGCCGGGGCTATAGAGATTGCAACCGTGCCTACTAAGAAAGGAGGTAAGCAAGTTAATAGAAAATATGAAGATAAGATAAAAGAGTTTAAGGAGGAATTAAACGAATATGAAAAGTAAATTAGAAAGGAGAATTAATAATGGTTAAATATGGTAGTAGAGATGGACATGGTAGAGGGGTAGGAGTATCTGGAGGAGGTAGACGCAATGCAAATACAAAACCGTGCCCTACACCTAAGACAAGTGGCAGTTCTGGATATGGCACTGGAAGAGGTAGAGGCTCTGGAGTAAATAGAAGAGGTAAATAGTTATGAAAAAGATAGTTTTATTTTTATGTGTAATTTTAATATTAGTTTCTATTCCAAATGTTATCTATGCTGATAATGAAGTACCATATATATGGCCTACGTGGGGCAAAGTAACTTCTCTATTTGAAGAAGTAAGAGCTACACATATTCATATGGGGTTAGATATAGCAAATCATACTGGCACTTTTATATATGCGACTATGGACGGAGAAGTTGTATACGCAGACTGGGACGGTGGATTTGGCAATAAGATAGTAATAGAGCAGGATAACTATAAAACTATATATGCACATCTAAATAGGATTTATGTAGATGTAGGCGATAGAGTACAAGTAGGTGATATAATTGCGACAATGGGTAATACCGGACATAGCACAGGATCACACCTGCATTATGAAGTAATAAGAAATGATATTAATCAAGACCCGTTAAAATATTTACCATGAAGGAGAAGATATGAATTTAAGTTATTTAGGAATGATTATAGGAGGGATTATACTTGCAGTGATTTATTTTACTTTGATAAGAAGATATATTAATAAAAATAAATTATAATGGAGGTAAAAAATGGATTATGAAGAAAAACTGACTGATGATTTTAAATGGGGCGAATTCTGGTCTAATTCTGCAAGCGGTAAGAAAATAGAACCGCCATTCAGCTTAAAGGAAAATATAATAATGGTTGCCAAAGAATTACAGAAAATCCGGGATGAGATCGGTAAACCCATAAGGATTAATTCAGGATGGCGTACAGAAGAATGGAATAAAGCAGTTGGGGGCAGTAAAACTTCTTATCATCTAAAAGGGCTAGCAGCGGATATTAGGGTTTATATTCCCCAAAAAGAACTCCTTGTCTATATAGGTAGGTTTACCGAGTTTAAAGGGATAGGGATATCAAGTAGTTTTATCCATGTGGATTTAAGAAATAAATTAATATTTTGGTATTATTAAGGGATTGAATTGGATAAGAAAAGAAGAAGAAAAATAAATTCTCTCCGGCAACAAATAAAGAGATATAAAGAGTACATAAGAGAAGAAAATCCTGTAATGCGTAGAAGTATAGAAGCATATAAAAGAGAGCTTGTGATTTTAGAATCCGAATTAAGAAGATTGGAGAGTAGAGAGATAAAAAATGGATAAGATTAAGAAGATAAATAGATATGCATTAGGGCAAATAGATAAATACTGTGAGGCGGTCTATACTGGTTCTAAACCCTGTGCCTTATTCACTATCCAGAAAAGATACGTAAAGGAAGTTATAGAGTTTATAAATAATTTTAGATTTAAGAAAAAAAAGTTATTAATTTATAAAGAGAAAGCTCGTTTTGGTTGGGTAACTATTTATATTTATTTAAGACCTTTTTTACTTGAAGTTATAAAGAACTCCCCAGAGCATCCTGAAACTGTTTATGAACATTGGGTATTGGGTAAATTATTTGGTTATTCAGATGAGGCGATAGAAGAATATTTAAAACACGGGCAATCGAATTATTGTATAATTGATGAGGAGGTAAAAAATGGATAAGATTGTAGATTATATAATAAGAGTAGAGGCAGATAACCCTAAAGTCTTTGGTATAGTAGGTGGAAGAATCAAAGCATTGCAATTAGAATTAATGGATAAATTTCCATTAGAGAATATTGAATTTTTTAAAAGCTATAAAGGAGAAAGAAATAATCAAAAAATCAGCATTAACAAATCTCGATAATATATCTGAAGCTAATACGCAGGCAGCAGAAGGCAAGCTATCTGATTATATAGTAGCTTTGCAGGGGTATTTTAGAAAGCAAGAAGATAACTTTATAGATTATTTTGTAAAGCATAGAAAAAAGCTATCTAAGATAAAACCTGTAAATCTAGATAAGCTAACTGGAGATAAGAAACCAAAGAATAAATTACTGCAGAGCTTTATTGATAGTTATGATTTTAGGAAGCAAGAAGATGACTTACTGACAATCTTAAAATTTATACATCATAATACTACCCCTCATGGAGTAACAAATGCAATTACTCTAATAAACCAAGTAGCTAAGATTAAAGGATATAAGAAAAGAAAAAAAACAATTACTGAAAAAGTAATAAGATTATTTAAAATTGATATAGCCGATACAGTAGAGTATGCTAATAGTCCACAGTTTGCAGCTGATGCCCAGAGTTATATACAAAATAATTATGATGAGTTTTTGTCAGGGGCAAAAGAGATAAGTAAGAATATAAATTCTGAAACATCATCTTTGATTTATAATCAGTTATATGAAGGTATAGAAAAATTAGAATCAATGGACGATTTGGCTGTAAGGGTAGGTAATGTATATGATGGGTGCAGCCAGTCAAGAGCTTTGATGATTGCACGTACTGAAACTTTAAGGTCATTTAATACTTCTACTATAGATAGTTATAAAGTTGCTAAGATAAAAAAGGCACAGATATTAATAGCGAACGATGAGAGGACTTGCGAGATATGTTTGGGGTTAAGCGGGCTTATAATGCCAGTAGATGAGGCAAGGAGTTGTTTGCCAGTGCACCCGCGATGTAGATGCACCTGGATTGTAGTAATAGGAGAACCGATACTTGCAGAACCTAAATTAGCAGATGTACAAAATGTTATTAGAGATAATCCTAAAATTCCTATAGCTGAATTTATTAAAGTGCCTAAAATGCCATCTAGAAGCAATCTTGATAAAGCTCTAGTAAAACTTGAAGAAAAAATAAAGAATAAAGGAATAGAAAAAGCCTATGTTTTAAATGAGAACGGAGACATTCTTTTAGTTAAACAAGGTACATCTATGGATGTTAGTTTTACAAAAAAAGAAATAGGAAAAATAAAAAATCATATTTTAACTCATAATCATCCTGGAAATGGACATAGTTTTTCTTTTAATGATTTGAATTTTGCTTCTGATATGAATTTAAAGGAAATTCGAGCTATTAGCCATACGTATAATTATAAATATAGTATGAAACCAAAACTTGGAAAGAATTGGCCTTTGGGTGATGATTTGATTGCAGAATTTAAATTTCAACAAGATAAATTATTTGAGAAATATATGGGGCAAGTATATGATAAAACAAAAAAAATAAGTTGGCGAGAAGCAAGTGAAATGTTATCAAATAAAATAAATGAAAATATAGCTAAAAAATTTGATTTAATATATACTAGGAAAATATGAAAATAAAAGATAAAAACACAATAGTTCTTGATGATACATTAAATTATCTTGGAATGTTTAGTAAAATTTGTATTTTTTGTAAACATTATATTATAGGTAAACAAGATTTTGAGAAAAAAATTCCAGGATTTTGTAAAGCATTTCCAAAAGGTATTCCGAAAGATATATGGTTAGGAAAGAATAATCATAAAAAACCATATAAAGGAGATAATGATATACAATTTGAATTAAAAAAATAGATTTTACAAATAAAAAAAGTATGTTACAATAAATAAAAAATTAAATAGATATACGAGTGTCTAAGATGTAATAAAAAATATTATGTTTTAGGCACTTTTTTTATTGAAAGGAAAGATTATGAAAGCTAAAACTCTTAATGATATTACTTATAAAGATAAGTGGTATAAAATTGGCACTATAATTGATGTAGATGAAAAAGATGTAGAGAAGTTAGAAAGTATTGGAGCTATTCAAAGTTTAGAAACAATTTCAAAAGCTAAAGAGATAAAAATTAATGTTATTAAAAATCCTGTAAATCCTAAAGTAGAAATGGAAGAGAGACCAAAAAGAAAATATAATAAACGGAATAAAGATTTTAAGAAGAGGCGATTTTAAATGCCATTACCAAAACCAAAAGATAATGAAGAGCAGTCTACATTTGTATCAAGGTGTATGGATAATGATACTGTGAAAAAAGAATACCCTGACCAGAAGCAGAGACTTGCAGTTTGTTTTTCTCAATTTAGAAGAAGAAAGAAAGGTGAAGATATGAAAGATTTTATAACAATCCCAGTAGATAATAAGGTAGCGGTAGATGTGGACACTAAAGTTATTACCATTTCTGATAGGCTGGGGATAGACGCCTTATATACTTTTAACCGGAAGAAAATTATTGAGTATTATTTTAACAAAGAAAAAGAATGGGATGAAGAAAAAGCTGTTGAATGGTATAACGAGCATAAATCTGTTGAACCACAGCCAGAAGAACAGGCAAAGAAATTTTTTAAAGTTGATAATGAGAAGCGGATAGTGTACGGCGTAGCACTTGTGCCTTATGAAGTAGATTTACAAGGGGATATCTTAACCGAGGAATC